ACAGAAGCCGGATCAATTATGAAATGGCTGCGCTCTTGGCGCGCGTTGGGGACAGGCGAGAACAACCTAAAGCGAACGACGCAGCATAGTCTTCAGTTAGACTGTCAGTCGGGTGTCGGTATCCCAGGCGAAGATTATCTCTACGTCGATGGTCTATATATTACGACCGAAGACGAGTTAAAATTAATCACTGAAGACGGCGATTATATTATTGCCGAGTCCACTCTTTTCCCTGGCGTTAATCCACAGGTCATGCTGCGCTGGTCGGACGACGGCGGTCATACTTGGTCTAACGAACACTGGAAATCTATGGGCCGTATCGGTCAGACCGGCTACCGCGTCATTTGGCGGCGGCTTGGCATGACATTAAAACTGCGCGACCGTGTTTACGAGATATCAGGAACTGAGCCAGTGAAGGTAGCCATTATGGGCGCTGAAGTCATAATGGATCCGACTAATGCCTGACTTAGCCAATAATACCCAGATACCGGCAGCGCGTGTCTCTATCTGGGATCATGTGACGAATTACGTCTCGCGTGAATGGTATCGCTGGTTTTATAATATGTATGTGGCCGTTGAAGCAGGACGGCGATACGGGTCATTTTATAGCACAACGACGTTCTCGCCCGCTGCGATTAATACGGCTTACGCCCTGACGTATAATAACACTTATACTCGCGCGAACGGGTCTGAGCTGGTGTATGGCGTTTATGTTGACACTGTAAATACATCGCGCATTTATGTAGATAACACCTCAACATATAATTTTCAGTTTTCAGCGCAACTCCATAATACCGCAGGTGGCACTAAGCGCGTTTATATCTGGCCTCGAATAAATGGCGTCAATGTAGATGATTCGGCGACAGAAGTGACTTTAACGGGCGGATCTAACGACGCGATTGTCGCCGCATGGAATTTTGTGTTAAATCTCCAAGCAGGGGATTATTTTGAGTTAATATATTCAACGAGCAATATTAACATCTCAATTCCGTATGTTGCTGCGTCTAGTCCAGTCCCCGCTATTCCTTCGGTCATTTTGACCGTAACCAGTTGTGTAGGTGTTTAAATGGCCGTCGTAACTCCAACCGCCAAAACTCAGTTTATTGACGCCGCTGGCGTCCCTTTGGCAGGCGGTAAGGTCTACACTTACATTGCGGGCACGACGCTCGCGCAGGCGACCTATACGGACTACACAGGCGCGACATCGAACACAAATCCTGTTATCTTAGATGCGCGCGGCGAAGCTAACATATGGCTCGGCGAAGCGACGTATAAGTTCAAGCTGACAGATGCTGACGACGTTGAGATCTGGACAGTTGACTACATCGCTGCACCAACAACGGCGTTGTCGCCGGTTCTGTCTGGTAACGTCACGATCTCGACGGACTCGTCCGGCGCGGCGCTTAAGATTACGCAAACGGGCACAGGCCCTGCGCTGCGCGTTCAAGATAGCGTCGATCCTGACTCAACGCCCTTTATTATTACGTCTTCAGGTCTTGTCGGCATAGGAACAATTTCGCCAGGCGAAGCGCTTACTGTTGATAATAACGGTAAGATAGAACTCGCCGATAGTGGCGTGCCGCTTACGGTCATATCGGCAACGGCTACCGAATCTATTTTCAGCGCTGAAGGCGCGCGCGATTTTGTTATTAAGACAAACAGCAATACCCGCGTTACGGTAGACGATGCGGGAGACGCGGCCTTCACAGGGTCTGTTACTGCGCCGACATTCTATGGCGCATGGGCTAACATTCCTGCGGGCACTGTCATGCTGTTCGTGCAGACGGCAGCGCCGACAGGCTGGACGAAATCAACGACGCACGACAATAAGGCGCTTCGTGTTGTGTCAGGCGCAGCGTCGTCAGGCGGTTCTGTTGCGTTCACAACAGCTTTTGCTTCACAGGCCGTCACAGGCACCGTCGCCAGCTATACGCTGACGACATCAGATATACCTTCGCATAACCATAGCGCCTCCAGCTCCAGCTCTGTAAGCGATCCAGGCCACGCGCATAGCTATACTGGTGTATCCGGGTCAAATTCGTATAACGCAGGTACTGGCGGCAATTTTTCGGTTCCTAACGCAGCCGGATTAACTACAGGTGGATCTGGAACAGGCATCAGTGTTTCTACTTCGACATCTATTGGTAATACAGGCGGCGGCGGAGGCCATGCCCACGGCTTCAGCGCGCCAAGTATCAATCTTGCCGTTCAGTATGTAGACGTAATCATCGCAACGAAAGACTAAACATGGAGCTGAAGAACGGAACTTTTTGCCCTTTAATCAAGAAAGACTGCGTGCAACTAAAATGCGCGTGGTTCACACTGTTACGGGGCACAAACCCCAACACGGGCAAGGAAGTAGACGAGTGGGTCTGCGCCGTCGCTGCGCTACCTATGCTCCAGATAGAGGTCGCCAAAGAAGTCCGTCAGGGCGCTGCGGCAACTGAGTCTTTCCGTAATGAAGTAGTTAGTATATCATCGCGGCCAGAACCGCACTTGATTGGCAGGAATTAAATGGATCCTTTTACACTAGCCCTTTTAGGAAGCACAGCCGCCAGCGCCCTCAGTAGCGGAGCGGGCTACGCAGCCTCACAACGCGCGGCTGGCACTCAGGCACAAGCAGCTCAACAGAGCGGCATGTTGGGCTACATCGCTCAACAGCAAGCGCTTGAGCAAGCTCGGCAAGCGGCTGAAAAAGGCGCGGCGGCGTCTCGTGAGTTTTATAATAAAGGCGCTGGCGACGTAAGAGAGTTTTACGGCAAAGGCCGTCAGGACATACAGGACTATTACGGACGCGGTGAAAGCGCGCTTACAGATTATTATAATCGCGGGCGCGGCGATATTTTAGGTCAGGCTCAACTCGGCGAAGATATAGGCCGAGAGTTTTACGGACGCGGTGTAGCAGCTCAAGAGCCCTATACTACTACGGGTGCCGGAGCGACTAATCAACTTGCGGCGTTATTTGCTCCTGGCGGCGAATATACGCGAGAACCGACGCTTGAAGAACTTAAGATGGATCCAGGCTACGCCTTTCGCACACAAGAAGGCTTGCGCGCATTATCGGCGCTTCAAGGTGCGTCAGGATTGCGTGGTTCGGGCGCGGCCATGAAGGCTGGCATACGCTATGGCCAGGAAGCGGGCAGTCAAGAATACCAGAACGCTTATAATCGTTTTATGGCTAATCGTCTTGCAGCTACGCAAGGGCTTGAGAATATTGCTGGCAGAGGCGCTTCCGCCGCAGGAACAGTGTCGCAGTTAGCAGGCACAACAGGGGGCCAACTGTCGGGCAATAGATTCACAACAGGCTCTAATTTGGGCCAAGCCGCTCTGACTACCGGCGGTAACATCGGTCAGGGCGCGTTCAACACAGGCGCTAACTTAGGTCAGGCTGCGACTACAGCGGGCGCTAATCTTGGTAATTTAGCCTCTAACGCTGGTGGCGCAATATCGGGCGCATATACAGGGCTTGCAAGCCCTCAGATGACAGCTTTAGCAGCGACCAATCCTTATGCGGCTGCGATAGAAAACGTAGGCCAAGCTCGCGCTTCAGGCTATGTCGGCGGCGCATCGGCGCTACAGAGCGCTCTTAATACGCCAGTCAACGCCATGATGGCGTATGGCATGGCAGATCGTTTTGCGCCTCAGAATAGGTCATCTATATATGCGCCGCAACAAGTAGGCTATTTAAGTGGTGGGCCGACTTATGCGCCAGGATACAGCCCTGGATTTATGGGCGTGCCGACTTTTGGCGCTCCAAGAGTAGGGTGATTTAAATGCCAGTTGATTACACAATAGCTTCGCGTAACGCCCTAGCTAACACAGCCCCCGACTTCACGAACATGCTGGCGCAATACCAGATGATGGGCGCTCGCGCTCAACAGCAAGAGCTTCAACAGCGCGAGTTAAATCGTCAAAATCAACTGATTAATTTATTGAGCGGCGCAGATATCAACTCGCCTGAAACTATTAACGCGCTTGCAAGAGCGGGATACTTACCTGAATCTATCAGCGTCATGGGCGCGCAACGCCAAGCTGAAGCACAGCGGGCAGCGGCAGACGCGCAGCGCGCGACGGCAATGTATCATCAAGGTATGCTCGGCATAGCACAAGCTAAACTTCCTTTTGAAGAGCGTAAATTAACGCAAGAGGCTCTTAAGGAAGAACGGCTTGCTGGCGAAGCAGAAACTAAAGCCGCCAAGACGCAGTTAGAACGCGATGCAGAGATGTTTAAAACCGCTGAGAATACAGCGGCTAAGATCGTCAGGGCTGGCGGCAAAGGCTATAAGCCTTTCTATGATAAATTACCCGATCCTTTGAAAAATGTATTGCGCCCTGACTACGACGAAGAGGCGCTGACAAACTTCACAACTCAGATGGCGACGTTCCAAGATCAGATTAAACGTCGCGATGAATTTGAGCTTAAGGAAAGAATCAACCCAGATACAGGTCTTAAAGAAACAATCGCTATTCCTAAGTTTAAGCCTGGAAAAGGCGCTACGGTTGTCCCTGGCAGCGCAGGCGCTGTGCCTGAAAAGTATGGCTTTATGCCTGGGCCTCCTGAATCTGGCACTGTTATCCGCACAAGTCCGACGGCTGGCACCGCTGAATCTTTACCGCTTACCAGCGGCGGTATCCCTGCGCCGCGTGTTCAAGCTACGCCAGAAGGCAAGTTAACGCCCCGCGTTGATATGGGCGCGCCTCCTGGCGCTCCGGCTAATGTGCCTGAACCCGTGCCTGGAACGCCTGAATTTACTAACCGTCGGTTTGCTAATCAAGTATTCAAAGATATCGAATACAATCCTAAGACGGGGGATGATCGGCTATCTAAATTGATTAAACAATCCACAAGCGGCGGTCTTGAAGCGGCGGCGTCTGGCGTTAGCGGATTCTTTGGCCGCTCAACGTCTGGCGCTAAAGCTATTGCTCAGATCGGGACGCTTGTTAACGATATTGTCTTGGAAAGAATGAACGGCAAGTTAGGCGCTGGCGTATCTAACGAAGATCGTGAGTTCTTTAAATCCTTGCAAGGTAATCTCGACAACCCGTCGATTCCTGTCGAAACACGATTGGCTGCGTGGCAAGAAGCTAAACGACGCATGGCAAAATATGCTGGCGGCATGACATCTGCGCCATCCGATAATCGCCCATCTCTTAACGAGATTTTTAAATAATGGCTAATTTCTCCGCTAAGATCCAGACAGCGCGCGATGCCGGATACTCTGATGAAGAGATTAAACGGTTTCTTATGTCTACGCCTGAAGCGGAGAAAGCTAAAGAAGCTGGTTATTCGGATATAGAGATTGCGTCGCATTTTGGGTTAGCGCCGTCAGAGCCTCAAGAGATCGTTACGACACCGCAAAAGATAGCAGGCTATCTTGGCGAGACGATTGGAAATATCCCCGCGAGCACGCTCAATCTCGCGCAAGGCGTTTATGAGACAGCGACGCATCCGCTTCAAACAGCGGAAGCATTAGGACAGGCCGCGATGAGTCCTGTCCAGACAGCCAAAGCCATTGGTGGATATGCTGCCGAACGATACGGATCACCTACGCAAGCGCTGGAAACTTTTAGACAAGATCCTGTTGGCGTCTTGTCAGACATATCAGCTATTGCTGGCGGCGTCGGAGCCGGCGCGCGTTTAGCAGGGAAAGGCCCATTAGCGCAGGGCGCTATGAAATTAGCGGAGCGCGCTGCACCATCAAATGTATTGGCCGGTATGGTGCAAGCGCCATTTAATGCTGCCGCACCTAGCTATGAGTTCGCGCGTAACATGATGGCTCCTAAATACGCGGCTTACACAGCGGCGACAGAAGGTAGGACGCCGGAGATTATCGCTGCGCTGCGTAGTCCGCAAGCGCAGATTGTTCCTGGCGCTATGCCCACGGCGGCTCAAGCCGCTGCACCTGTCGGCGCGGCTAAGTTCCAGGCGCTCGGCGCTACAGCCGCTGAGACAATGCCGTCTGAATATATGCAGCGCGCGCAAGAGCAAGGCGCGGCGCGTTTGAAGGCGTTGCGAACTGTCGCTGGATCTGAGCGCACGTTAGAAGCGGCTAAAGCCGGTCGCTCTCAAGAAGCCGCGTATCTTTATGGTAAAGCGGATAAGATGCTTGTGCCAGAGGATAAGAAACTTGCAGAACTATTAACACGTCCTTCAATGGATAAGGCGCTCGCTCGCGCCGAAGAGTTGGCCGCAGAGCGCGGGCATACGTTCCAGCTTGGAGAGACTAAGCCTGCTACGACTGTTGAGTCAGCTATTGTTGACGAGTTTGGTCAGCCAATTAAGCGCACAATTCCGGCGACTACCGCTAAATATCCAGTTAGCAGCTTGCATGCGCTTAAGATGTCTATGGACGATCTTATCCGCAACCCAGAGCGCTTTGGCATCGGCGCGTCTGAAGCCGCTGCTATCGGTAATACGCGCAAGCAATTAATTAGTTGGATCAAACAAAAGTCACCGCTGTATGAACAAGCGCGTGGACAATTTGCAAAGCGTAGCGGCCCGATCAATCAAATGGAGATCGGCCAGTATCTTGAAAGCAAATTGCTGGCACCGTTAAGCGAGGAAGCGCCGCAACGCGCTGGCGTGTTTGCGACGGCTGTTGAGGCTGCACCGCGCACGATTAAACAAGCGCTTGAAGGTGGTGGGCCTCGGTTTGAAAAACTGTCTCAGGTCTTAACGCCGTCGCAGGTAAAAGCTATCGAGAATATCCAAGCCGATTTAGCGCGAGAGGCGCAAGCGGATCGTATGGCGCGCGTTGCTAGAGAAGCTGCGCCTGACGCAACGGAAATAACAAAAGGCGTCCTACCGCGCGCGCCTAACTGGATGAACCGTATTACATCTACCGTTAATAAAATAATGGATAAATCGCAGGGCGCGCTTGACCGTAAGTATGCGCTTGAGATCGCGACTGAGATGTTGGATCCCGAACAGACCGCAAAGGTTCTTGAAGCCGCTGTTGCGTATGCGGAGAAAACTAAAAAGACCGCTGAAAAGATAAAAGGTATGGGCGCAGGTGTGAAAGAAACTGTGCAGAAACTTGGCCCCGCGATCTCTGGAGCTGTAACCGTTCAGAACGTGATGCGCCGCAGAGACAACCAAAATGCGATGGCGAGATGACACCAATGGCTGAATATCAAGTGTTTTTTGACGTGGCCGTTGGCGTGATCGGCGTCCTGGGCGGATGGGTATTGAATACCGTCTGGGGCGCTGTCAAAGATTTGCAAGCAGCGGATAAAGAACTGGCCGAGAAAGTCGGCGAGATCGAGGTGCTTGTCGCTGGTCGTTACATCACACGCGAAGAATTTAATACCGTGCTCAATCAAGTGTTCGCAAAACTCGATACGATTCGAGATATTGTGAGCCAGAAAGCAGACAGATGAAAGAGAACTACGCTCAGGCGCTGAAGCAAGTCCTGAAATACGAGGGCGGCTACGTTGACCATCCAAAAGACCCAGGTGGCCCGACGAATAAGGGCGTTACGCAAGCGGTCTATGATAATTGGCGCAAGTCGCAGAATCTCTCCGCCCAAAGCGTGCGCGCTATTGCTGATTCGGAAGTTGCGGCGATTTACAAGAACCTATACTGGGATCGTATTTCTGGAGATCTTTTGCCCTCTGGCGTTGATTTTGCTGTGTTCGATTATGCTGTAAACTCCGGCGTAAGCCGCGCAGCTAAGACGTTGCAAGCCGTTGTCGGCGTTACGCAAGACGGCGTGATCGGGCCTGCAACGATCCAAGCCACTAAAACTTACGTTGCGATGACAGTCACAAATAAGCGGCTGGCGTTCATGCAGTCTTTGTCGATCTGGTCAACATTCGGCAAAGGATGGTCTGCGCGTATCGCTGACGTTAAGAATCAGATCATAGCGCTATGCGGATAATCTTACTCTGCCTTTTACTCTCAGGCTGCGCGCCGGCTAAGTATATCTTTCACTGCACGGTGACGCAGCCGGAGAACTGTAACTAATGGATCCGCGATTGGCGTATATTGTTTACGCTGTCGCTGCCGCCGCATCGGTTGCTTACGGAGCCAAGCTGCTATTCATGCTCGGCATTTATTTCAGGAGGACAATGGAATGATTAAGAATTGGCGCACAACGATCCCTGGTATCATCACTCTGGTCGGTGTCCTCTTCAACGCTTGGCAGACCAAGACGCTTGATTGGACATCACTCCAAGGCGCGCTCGTCGCCATCGGCCTTATCGGCGCTAAAGATTTTAATGTAACTGGCGGCGCATGACGACTGCTATCTTAGTCGGTTTATTCTTAGTCGTTCTTTACGCGAGCGCTAAGATGTTGATGGCCGACGCTTATGATCGTGGGCGGCGCGAGGAAGTCTTACGCCGTGCAGACCTGCAAGCTAAACTGAAAGCACAACAAACCAATGTCGTTATGGCCCCTAAAACCGTGGACGATACTGCTACTGATCTCGACAACGGCACTTTCTAGTTGCCAGACAGTCAGGGAAGGGTCATGCCCTCCCCTGGCTCAGTACTCAGTCGCTCAACAGCGCGCCGTTGCCGCTGAACTGCGGCGGCTCCGTGGAACCGAAACGGCTCAGTTTATCATCGATTACGGCAAGCTCCGCGCGGCGTGTCGGCTTTAGCGGCTCGGTCTTAGCTGGTCTTAGCTCAGTCCGCTTCTTATAGCCTATGTTCGCGCCTTTATCCGCTTTCTGCGCTATGTAATCCGCAGCAAACTGCGCTGCAAACGCTTCATAGTTCATGGCGTCTACGCGGCTATCAAGATGCGTAGGGTCATTAAACGCCCGCGCATTCTTAACGCAGACCATAATAATCGCCACTTCAAACGGATGGATGTCGCGCCCCAACCGCAACGATGCCAAATCCGCTATGAGCTGGAAATTATTTTCGATTCCGCCATATGTCTCGCCGCGCTCGGCGATGATATCAGCGGCCTGTCTTAGGAGATCGGTAGGTGTATGCATCTTTCAACAGTTCCTCTCTTTCGCGCAACACTCGCAGAATGTTGTAGCGTTGATGCAAGCGGGTCATAATAAAAGCGCGCCGCCCATTCGCGCGTTCATCCTGAAGCAGGTCGTAAACTTGCTTCTCAGATAAATCTGCTAATTTCTTATTCAGTTCGTTCCAGTGCATAATTCCTCCAACGCCAATTCCGACATGGAGCGCTTGTCTTTCAGCGCGGTTTGGATCTTTTCATCGATGGTGTTAGCACAAATAATATTGTAACACCAGACATCTTTTGTTTGCCCGCTGCGATGCAAGCGTCCTATGGTTTGTTCGTACAGTTCCAGCGACCACGGCAACGACAAGAAAATCATTTTATTGCCGCCGTGTTGCAGGTTTAGTCCATGCCCAGCGGATTTAGGATGGATCGCTAATAGCTCTGTTTCGCCTCTGTTCCACTTGTCCACAGCCTGTGGATCGTCCATAGTAGAGAGTTTCGGAAATAGTTCTCGTAACTTAGCAAGCTCTTCCTTGTAGTTATACACAATGATCGTGTTGTCGTGTTGGTTCTCTTCGAGCACTTCTTTTAATAGGTCATACTTATGAGAAGTAAGCCACTCTGCGCCCTCGGTACCATAGACGAAGCCGCCGGCGAGTTGCTGTAGTTTCTGCGTAACGACCGCAGCGGTTGGCGCTGTGATGGTCTGGCCCAGCTCCAAGACAAAATCTCGTTTCATCTTGTTGTACGGCCCCATGTCCATCGTGCAGCGCATATCAACGACGTGCAGCTCCGGCAGTTTGTCCTTATATTCTCCAGGCTCTAACACATATGTCGCCGGCTTGATCGCGTGCATGACGCTCTCTAGCGCGGTGGGTAGTGGCACCCATTGCTGATACTCGCGGTTTAAACAATAAAAGTATTGCTGTAAAAACGCGCCTTTAGATCTGCCTAGCAACTTCTGATCAACGACTTTGCATTGACCAAATACGTCTTCCAGGCCGTTAGACGTGAACGATCCAGTCAAACCCCAGCGTATATGAAACTGATCAAGGATCTTTAACAGATGCTTGAAGCGTTTGCCGCTTGGATTCTTAAGCCGCGTTAATTCGTCAAACACTATTCCATCAAAGCCTGTAGGATCAATTGATGGTATGTTGTCGTAATTAGTCACGACGACATCAACGTCCGCATCAAATGCTGCTTGGCGCTGCGCTGGCGTACCGACAGCTACAGTCATAGGCATTTCAGGTGCCCATTTCGGCCCTTCAACAGGCCACACGTCAGTGCATACGCGCTTGGGCGCAAGCACTAACCAGCGACCCACGAAGCCTTTTTCAAGCATGTCGCGCATAGCAGTTAATGTTATTGCTGC